GTTCCGTTACGTTCACACTGAAGAAGCTCTGACCGACGCGCTGAAGGAACTTGACGCGTTCCCCAAGCTCTGCCTGGACTGTGAGACAACGGGACTGCAGGCGACGATTGCCAAGATCCGTTTGCTGCAGCTCTGCAACGCAGCACCAGATGATGAGAACCGCATCATTTATGTTCTCGATCTGTTCAAGGTCAAGGCGGACGAGCGTCTAAAACAACTGATCGAGTCACGTGCCATGTTGTTGGCACACAACATGAACTTCGACTTCCAGTTCCTACTGTCGATTGGGATCGACTTCAAGGGAAAGATTTTCGACACTTACGTCGCTGAACGCGTGCTTCGGTCTGGCTTTAAGGAGAAGCGGATCAGCCCACAGGCGAAGAATGCTTACTTCAGCGACGTGAGCTGCAGCCTGAAGGCTGTAGCCGAGCGGCGACTCGATATCGACATCAGTAAAGAGCAGCAGAAATCTGATTGGGGTGCGGAAGAGCTGGAGTTGGAGCAGATCGAATACGCTGCTGCCGACGTCGATATCCTGCCTCGCATCGCTGCACTGCAGCTGGAAGAGCTTAAAAGCGATGAGCTGCTACCGCTTTACGGGCTTGAGTCCAAGTGCATTCGTCCCGTAGCGCTCATGTGCTACAGAGGATTTGCGGTGGATGTTGAAAAGTTAAAGAGACTGAAGGTAAGCATCGAGGCAGAGCTGAAGGAGAAAACCGAACAATTTATTGTGTCGCTGGACTCTAGACTCCCAGAAGGGATGAAGCTCCCACGGAATGCTGACGGAACGATCGCAGTCGGAAAGCGACCGAAAAAGGATTTTAATCCTGGATCAACGACGCAGATTGTCAATGCCTTTGGTGCTTGCGATATCGAGCTGCCTAGAGACCCCAAGACGGAAAAGACAACGCTCAACCAGATCGCCCTCTCTGAATTCGATAGCGACGACCCGACCCTCCGTCTTTATCGGACCAGAGCCAAGATCGAAACCAAACTTGAGCACATCAGCAAGCTCATCGATAACATCAACCCTGTAACTTTACGAATTCACTCTGGCTACAACCAGGTGGGTGCAAACTCAGGACGGTTTACGAGCAGTGGCGCACCCAAGACAAGTAAGAAAGCGAAGAAAACCGTTTTTGCTGTCAACATCCAGCAAGTTCCTAGGGGTAAAGAGTTCAGAGAGTGCTTCATCGCGAGTCCCGGTTACAAGCTTGTAATTTGCGATTGGGCTCAAATCGAGCTGCGGTTGGGTGCGGAGCTGATCAACATCCCGCAGATGCGTACGGCATTCAAGGAAGACATTGATTTACACACAATGACAGCAAGTCTTATCTATAAAAAGAATTTACCTGATGTGTCTAAAGAAGAACGACAAGACGGGAAGACTCTGAACTTCGCTTTATTATACGGAATGGGTTATAGGAAATATAAGACATATGCAGCACAGAGTGGTAAGATTATTTCTCTCTCTGAGGCGAAGGTCGCCCACGCTGCTTTCCATACGGCGTACCCACGCTTGCGCATGTGGCATCGTGAGCGTGCTGCTCTGGTGGAAGACGGTTGGGCGTACGTACGAACAGCTTGTGGGCGTCGCCGTCTATTGAGCTACGACGATGCGACGATGATGTGCTCCGCTAATACCCTGATCCAAGGCAGCGGAGCAGACATCCTGAAGATCGCCATCGCAGAACTTAACGAGCATCTAAACGAAGAAGTTCGGATGGTGGCTTGTATACACGACGAAATCGTCCTGGAAGTTAAAGAAGATCTGGCGGCTCAGTACAAAGAGGTACTAGAAACCGCAATGATCCAAGCAGCAGAAAAAGTGTTAACATCTGTTCCAGCATCAGCAGATGCGAACGTTGGTGATTCTTGGGCAGCTAAATGACTCCTTTAGTTAAGATTCAAAAGGAAGCAGATAAAGAAGTCTTCGCCGTCAAGTTAGGTGAGACGTACGTGGCGATCGTCAATGAAGACGATAACTTCTATTTTCTTCCTGAGCTGTATAAGTCTCCGTTAGTTGCGTGCAACGCCGCTCGGTCAGAAAAACGGAAAAACAGTATCCGACTAAACGTTAAGAAAAAAGTAAATGGTGTCGAATTAAAAAAACCCACTAAGATAGCGAGAGTAAAAGCCCTCTACACCGAGGAGGAGATGTCCTCGCGCCCTCACTTAAAGTTCCAAGAGGTCTGGGTGATCCTGAGCCCACGCGGGGAGTTTGTCGAAAAAGCTATCGAAGATTCAACCCTCGTTCAGTACCAGAAGGACAGGAAGAAAGCTGAGATATTTAAAACCTATGAAGACGCTTTATTTAAACTCAAGACACTTGATATGGTAGTGAAGAAAGGTCACTACCTTCGTAGATTTTTTGAAGAAGTCAAGTAAATCTTAGTAATTTACTAAGGCTCTGAAAACTTGCTACGATCATAGAAGATAGGTTTTAGTCGCGTGGCTGTACGTCGTCGTCCCTCTTACGGTTTCGATATAGCGGGATCGTCCTTCGGCGTGAGTCCAGAGGCTGGGGTATCTCGGAGTACACTCGCCCAACTATTTCCGGAGCTTGATCTAGGAGGAACGACAGCTACTACCGGCACAGCAGCGGAGGAAGTAGAAAAACCTGATGAAGAGACTCCTACCGCCACGCCGGGAGTGGCTGGGCTTACTCCGGTTGAAGACGATACTATCCCAGGTTCCGAACTTCAAAAATACAATCTGTCTGGTCGACTGACTTACGCCGCTCCATTTAATCTTCAAGTCGGAGCTACTGGACCTCAGGGAAGAGGTAGTCGCCTCGGTTACTCAGGTGCGGTAGCAAAAGAAGAACCCGCTTCGACAGCAGGATTAAGTCAGTCAGCTTCGTCGGTAGCTATGCCTCAGTTTGATTACTCACCTTTCGAAAGCCTTTTAGCTAAAGGTGAAAGTATTTTGAGTAGCATCCAAAACGCAGCTCAATCCATGGGTACTCCGCAAGCAGGTGCACAACAACAAGAAGAAGTAGGAGGCGCACCTGATACGACTACCCCGAGTGCTCAGCCAACAGGTGCAGGAGCGACACCTACTTGGTCCAGAAGACCTAGTAACCTTGACACAACTGTCAGACAAGCATCTAGCGGGTTAGTTCCTTCCACGACTGAACGTGGCACATATGTAGCTCCGACGTCTGCTTCCGCACCTGCAGCTGCACAAAATGTTGCAAGTGTGGTGGAACAACGAATCTCTTCCGGTTCTGGTCAAGGCGCTAGGGGTGCTGCTGCTGCAGCGGGAGACCCCAACAAAATGGGAGCTACCGCAGCTGCGGCTCTAATTTCCACGGGGGGTGTGGATTCGGCTCGAGCTGCCATAAGACAGGCAGATAAAGGAAACATTGAGCTAAGTAACAAGGCTCGGGAAGCCCTGGAACGGGCCATCAGGAGAGCTAGATAGAACAGGTGAATCAGTACTCAATTGAACTTGAACGCAACAACAAAAAGTTAACCCTCGCAGTCCAGTCAAATGATACAGCTCATGTCCAAGCTCAAGCTGTGGATATCTGTAGAGCTGTAGACGCTAGGCAATACCTAATAAGCTACGAACACATCGATGAGTCGCCGTTGGCTAAGTTATTTCGTGACTTAGCCTTCAATAACTTCGACTACAAAGAGTGCTTCGAATGGGAGGGTTCGTTCTGCAACAAGCAGCCTTGTTTCTACGTATTCGGAAAACGAATATACGTCCGTTATTCGATTCTTCAATATCTAGATATCCCTAAGGACAACTACTACCCAAAGCCACGCTGCGGCAACCCAAACTGCATCAATCCGCTGCACTTCGATTACAAAACGGCGAAGCATTCCAAGCTATCGCCAGGTGATATCGAAATCCTTAAGGCACAGCGACGGGAGGGAGCGAGCGTAAATCAAATCGCTAAAATCTTAAATGTACACAGAGCAACAATTTACAGGCATTTACAAGAAGTAGCTTGATTTAATCGCCAAACCCCTCCGGCGCTGGTACCATAGTGCGGTTCGACTGCGGTCGGACACTCAAACCAAACCGGAACCATGAACGTTTTTATCCTCGGCCTCAGGGTCACAGCGACCGCCGCTGAAGATGAAGGAACTGTAAATGTACTTGCAGAGTCCCTGCCATCCAACGAGAAGCGGGTCGCTACGAAAGTTCAGCTCCTTCAAAAAGCTGATCACTACGTAGGCAAGCTCCTAAGCAAATTCGAGGAAGGGCAGACGGTCTTGGCTGTTGGTCCCACGCGGCCAACGCCAGACGGTGTTCTGCAGATGCAACCAATGCTCGTGGTAACTGAAGAGAACTTCCAAGATTTGCTTGCGATCAATCTCTTCGTCGCAACTGGTGGCCTCGGTCCCAAAGCTGACGAAATTGAGATTGGTGATAACACCGTCACCAATCGTTCTCTTGCGTGGCAAACCGAAGACCAAGAAACCGCGTGGTTTAAGTTGGCGGGCTGGGG